ATTTGGGTCACAAATCTACGGTGCCCGTGCTGACCTAATTATCCTAGATGATGTGGTGATGAACGCAAACGCCCATGAGTGGGAGAAGCAAATTGAATGGCTTCAAAAAGAAGTCATCACCCGTTTAGGGCGACACGGAAAACTGCTTATAGTAGGAACCCGTGTCGCGCCTATTGACCTTTATAAAATGATTAGAGATGGCGACCAATGGACTGGTGGCAAATCTCCATTTACTTATTTTGCATGTCCAGCAGTATTAGAGTTTGATGAAAACCCTAAAAACTGGAAAACGCTTTGGCCATGGACTGATAGACAAGAGGGCGAAAGAGATGAACCTAACGAGCAAGGGTTATATCCCAAATGGGACGGACCCTCATTATTTACTAGAAGGAGCGAGGTTGCTCCTTCAATCTGGGCAATGGTTTATCAACAGGAAGATGTCGAATCAAACTCTATCTTTGCGCCAGCAATTGTGGCAGGATGTGTTAACGGCATGCGCAAACGGGGACCGCTTAAGAACGGCACACCTGGACACCCAAAAAACACAGAATCAACATACACAATAATTGGATTTGACCCAGCCGTAACTGGCAGGTCTGCATTTGTTGCAGTTACCTATAATAGAAGTGATGGACGTATTTACGTTTTAGACTGTGTAAACATGTCAGAACCTACTCCACAAAAAGAAGATGCTTTAATTAAAGAGTGGGTAGAAAAATACAAGCCACAAGAGTTTAGAGTAGAGATTAACGCACATCAAAAATACTATGCCATGGATTCAGACTTACGCAATTATTTAGCATCGTATGGTTGTCAACTTAACTCACACTTTACTGGTAAAAATAAATGGGATATAGGATTTGGTGTTGCCTCTATGGCATCTCTTTTTGGAACACTTCAAGATGGTAGATTTCAAGATAATAATTTAATAGAATTACCTTCTAATGAAGGTTCAGAGGGACTTAAATCTTTGGTTCAGCAACTTATAACTTGGAAGCCTGATACCAAAAATCCTACCGACTGTGTAATGGCTCTTTGGTTTGCCATTATTAAATGTAGAGAATTGATGCAAACATCTAGTAAAATTGGACAATACCAAATTAACAGATGGGCAACCAGAGCACAGATTGCTCAAAGAGCATCTTTAAATTTAGACGAAGCCTTTGCGGAGCAATGGGCTGAAATTTACAACTAAGGAGTTAATATGCCAGTACCAGGATTTATAGTAGGATTAGGAGCAGTAGCAAGAGTAGCGGGTGGAATTTTGGGTAAAGGTGGTAAGAACGTAAATCCACTTTACAATAGACCAGTCGTCTCAAATGTTAAAGTTAAACCAGCAGGCCCTAGAGGCGTTTCTCAAACCAAAGAGGCTCTTAGTAAAGTTAAGCCTGTAGTAACTACTCCAAAAGGTCCAAATGTTAAAGTTGTAAAATCGCAGGCTCAAATTAATGCAGAAGGTGTGGCAAATGCTAGAGTCGCTTTGGGTTTACCACCTAAACCAACTGCTCAAGAACTTGCATCTCGTTCAAGCAAGGAAAAAATTTCTTTAATGAAAAGTAGAATTAAAAAAGGTAAATAATGGCATTATCAATTGAACAAATAGCAGCAAGAGTTCAATCTCTTCGTTACCGTAGTGCCGACAGAGATGCTCGAAATCTTGACGTACTTGCTGTACGCAGGGGTAAAATATCAGAAGTATATCCAGATTTTTTTCCATCAGGAGTAGATGCTAATGTCGTGGCAAATTTTATTGATATTGTTGCTAGAGATTTATCCGAAGTTATGGCACCGCTTCCAGCGGTTAACTGCTCGGCGGCTAACCAGGTTAGTGACCGTGCTCGTACTTTTGCCGATAAGCGCACTCGTATTGCTAGTAATTATTTTTCGCATTCTGACCTATCGGTACAAATGTATTCGGGAGCGGATTGGTACGTAACGTATGGATTTGTTCCATTTATAATTGAGTTAGATATTGAAGCAAAATTACCAAGAATTAGAATAGAAAATCCTATTAGTTCTTATCCCGAGTTTGATAGATATGGTAAATGTGTAGCATTTGCAAAAAGGTACACATTAACTTTAGGCGAATTAATATCTCAATTTCCAGAGTTTGATAGCGTAATACTAGGTCCTATTGGATATAAACAGGACTTAAATCAACAGATTGAAATGATTCGTTATTATGACAAAGAACAATCGGTTATTTATTTACCAACACGTCAAAATTTAGTTTTATCTCAAGTTAAAAATCCTATTAGTAAAATGTTGGTGGTGGTGGCACGCAAACCATCTATTGATAATGAAATGCGTGGTCAGTTTGACGATGTACTAGGAATTCAATTATTACGTAATCGTTTTGCTATGCTTGCAATGGAAGCAGCAGAAAAATCTGTGCAATCTCCTATTGTCCTTCCGCAAGATGTACAAGAGTTGCAATTAGGTGGAGATTCGGTTATTCGCACAGCCAACCCTGCTGGTGTACGCCGTGTAGAACTTACCTTACCACAAGGTGCATTTACTGAACAAACATTATTAAATCAAGAATTAAGAGTTGCATCTCGTTATCCAGAGGGACGTACTGGTAATATAAATGCAAGTATTGTTACTGGTCAAGGTGTGCAGGCCCTTATGGGAGCCTTTGATACTCAAGTTAAGTCTGCTCAAGCAATATTTGCTGCTACGTTGCGTGATGTTATTAGTATATGTTTTGAAATTGATGAAACTGTTTTTCCAGAAGAAAAAACAATTCGTGGTGTAGATTCTGGTTCACCTTACGAAATTACATACAAACCAACCAAAGATATTAAACAAGATTATTCTGCTGATGTTCGCTATGGTATGCTTGCTGGTCTTAACCCAGCCCAAGGTCTTATCTTTATGTTACAGGCACTTGGGGGCAAATTAATATCTAAAGATATGGCTATGCGTGAGTTGCCATTTACAGTTAATGTAACTCAAGAACTTGAAAAAATTGAAATTGAAGATATGCGTACAGCATTACTTAATTCATTAACTTCATTGGGACAGGCAATACCACAAATGGTTGCAGGTGGACAAGACGCATCTGGATTAGTAAATAAAATTGCTGCAGTAATAAAGGCTCGCCAAAAGGGACAAGCACTAGAGGATGCAATTGAGCAAATCTTTACTACTCAACAACAGATTCCTCCTGCTGGCGCATCTAGCCCTATGGTTGAGCAACCGTCCCCCGTTCCCTTGGGCGCCCCAGTAGGAGGTCCTTCTCCAATGGTTTCTGAACCTGAGCAACAAGATGTAATGAGTTTAATATCTGGTATAACTGGTACTGGAAAAGGAACCGCAAGCGTAAGAAGTATAAGACGTAGATAACTAAGTAGGGGACAATGACCGCAATAGTTGGTATCCAAGGCAAAAGTTGGGCTGTAATAGCAGCAGACTCAATGACTACATACACTGATAAACCTTATATTGCAAAAGGTTGCGAAAAAATAGTTAAAATTGATGAATACTTAATTGCAGTTGCTGGTGACGCTATAGCGGGAGATATATTAAATAATCTTTGGCAACCACCTAAAGTAATTAAAACACAAGACCCAGACCGTTTTATGATGATTAGAGTATTGCCATCTATAAAACAAACATTAACTGAAGCAGGTTATGACCCAACATCTAAAAATAAAAATGACGATGATTCTGGGTGGGATGCATTAATTTCTTTTAATGGAAAATTATATCAAATTAGTGACGATTATGGATATATGAGAGATGACAGAGGTTTATACGCAATAGGGGCTGGTGGTGGGTTAGCACTTGGTGCTTTGGCATTAATGAGCAGCGAAACAAAAACTCACGGCAAGGCTGTGGGTGCGGCCAAAAAAGCAATTAACATTGCAATTCAGTATAACGTTTGGTGCGGTGGACCAATAAATTTTAAAACACAATTTACTAAATAGGAGAAATTATGTCTGAAAATCGTGGAGGTCCAAATGGCGGACCACAATATAATCCTGCTAATATTTCGGCAACGGGTGGTGCTGGAACCAGTGGCGATTATACAGGTTTTCGATACGGGCAAAATCAATTAATTAATGAAACTAGAGAAGCAGGAAATGCTGCACTCTCTAAAATGACTTCACCAAGTTTAACAGAAAATATGGACTTGCCTGCAATTCCGTCAATTTTAGACGAAACTCAATATAAAGACCAAACTATTATGGATGGTGCAAGAATTGGTGGCGGAGCAAAATCTCTTAAAAATTTACCTAGAAATCCTTCAGATGACCCAGATATAGATATTATTCGAGACCAGTATCCAATTATGTTTGCTTGGGCTAGTATGCCTGGAACATCACGAGAAACAGCAAGATTTGTAAAATACTTAGGGGAAATTATATAATGAGTATTTGGGACAAAATAGCAAATCTACAAGATTTATTTTGGAAATCAGAAAATATAAATAGTGAAGTTCCAGTTTATAATAAACATGGTTATGTTAAATATGGAGTCGCTAAAGATATTGCAATTAATCTTCCGAGTAGACCTGCATCCTTTTTAGCAGCAACTGAAGAGGGAAAAGAATTAATGAACAATGCTGGTCAAAATACTTATTTTCATGATGCAGCCGAAAGTGCAAGATTAACAACGTTAAATGCCCTGGGTGCTGCTTCTCAAAACCCAACCGCTGCAATTGGTATTCCAGCCGCTGCGGGTGGCGTTATAGGGGGACCAATAGGCGCTACTGGCGGTGCTGTTTTAGGTGCAAGCATATATGGAATTGGTGCTTTAGATAAAGTAACCAATGGTAGAGTGCATAACGCTTTATCATCTAGTTATAAAGGTGTTCGCTCTAACTATGCTTTTAATAGGGCAGCAGCAAATGCAAATGCTTCTTTAGGCTTACTTGCGGGTTTATCTCAAATTGGTGGTGCTGCTGCTGGAATTGCAGCAGGTGCAGCAGCGGGTTCTGTATTTCCTGGAGTAGGAACAATTGCTGGTGGACTTGCAGCGGCAGGTGCCGTGCTTGGATTTTATGGTGGCGGAAAAGCGGCAAGAGCAATTTCAGAAACTGGAGCATTAGGTTCAGAATTGCAAAAAGCAGCAGTATTTGCTCAATCTGCTCAGGGACAAGAAAAATATAATTATGGTAGAGACGTAACAAAAGCAGCGGGAAAAATACCTGGTTTTAAAACATTAGAAAATACAGACACTGGGTTTGGTGCTATAGTGTCTGGATTAATAAATTTAGGATTTGAGTTACCAACAGACCCCACAATTAAAACCGTACAA